ATCAGTTTTATAATACATATCCATATCTGATTTGAGAGGCTTAGACATGCCATCAAATGGGTCATATTTCCATGATTTTTCATCCATTTGCTCTTTTGTCATCTTACCATTATAGTAAAGCCACTTATCTTTTCGAGTTTTATCGAGTTCCATCTCATTCTTTTTTAGCTGAAGTTTAGCTAAAGAGAAAAGCTCGAGATATTTAGAATGCAATTTAGCAGACTTTACTGTTTCTTCATCAAGGTTGAGATCGTCAATTTTAACGTCTTCAGCCCACATTTTCATTATATTATCAAGTGTCATCATATTATAAAGGTATTTATACTGTAAATTTATTTAATTATTTCAAAGTAATCATATCTAAATGATACTGTGCTTTGTAAGTATTCAATACTGGTTGCTTGTGTAGAAAACTCTACTCCTCCTAGAGATGTTGGTAACGCATTTATAAATTTGATCTGTTTATTCACGTTATTGTGACTTGATAATATTGATAGTATAATATCGTGTTTAGCAGAGAGGTGATCCTTTGCATTAGACTGAATCCAATTAAATACTTCTATATAATTATTCATATCTTCATCGACCATGAAAGTTAAATCAACTGCATCGTATGTTACTTTATCACCTGCTACAAACCCCTGATAGTTTCGATACGCTGCCTCAGTCTCTCCTAATGATACTGTTGGAAGACTGAACGTAGTAATAAAATATTCAAGATTTGAAAACTTAGGAGATTCGATCGTTACTCTAAAACCAGTTGGCGAGAGCATATTAAAATTATCTGTTAGTTGTGTCATACATATATTTATACAAAAAAAGTGGAGGCCTCGAAAGACCTCCACTTAAATGAAGTGTTATGACTTACTTAATTAGCCAGCAACGTTGATATTAGCAACGCTGAATGTACGGAAGTAAGGATTTGTGTCAACTGTTCCAACACCTGTTGCAGTTCCAACGAACGGATTCTGTTGCATACCATAACGAGTCTTGAAAGCAATCTTCGGTTGGAAAGTTGCTTCGTCAACTGCACGTACCATAGTAAGTGGTACATATGGGCAATAGAACATACCAGCATCGTATGGATTAGTTCCACGATATCCAACTGTTACATAGTCAGCAGATGCGTATGGGTCGATGTAAACCTTAGTGCGACCATTAAGAACACCTGCGAAAGTGTTACCAGTGTCGTCAACTTGAAGGTTAGTTGCAAGAGCTGGAGCGTAATCAAGAGAACCTGCTGCAGCAAGAGCTGAAGCTACGTTACTTGAACATACGATGAAGTTACCTTTACCGCGACGAGTTTCCTTAGCAATTTCATTTGCTTCGATCTCGATTTGGAACATAAGGCTCTTGAACTTTTCAACTGCCCAACGACCGTCAGCATCAGCTGCAAGGTCGAAAATAGGAGCAACTGGAGATCCAGCATCATTTTGGAAACCAGGCTTAGCAACTGCGTTGATAGTTTGGATAACTTCGCGATTGATTTCAGCAAGGATTTCAGTTGAAAGGATGTTTGCAAGTTCTGATTCAGCATCCAAGTTGTGGATAGCTTTAAGATCTTGAGCAAGCTCCATTGTGTATTCAGCTTTAAGGGCACGAGTTTTAGCTTCAACAGAAGCTTTCTCGATTGTGAAACCCATATCACCGAAAGCAGAACCACTAAGTGCTTCACCAGTAGCTTTTGGTAAAGCAATACCATCAACACCAGCAAGAGAACCTGCAGCTGTTCCAGAGAACGCTGTATTAGGCTCATCAAGACCAAGTGCTTCGGCATCGTCTGTACCAATCTTAGTACCACTTGGGCTAGATGCAGTGTCGTTATAACGGCTCTTCATCGCGAAGATAAGACCAGTTGGACCACTCATTGGCTGAACACCAGCAATATCATAAGCGATAAGGTTTGGCATTGCACGACGTACAAGTGAGATAAGAACTGGATCGAAATTGCTTACAGCACCAGTTGTTTGGTTATTTTCGTTAAGAGAACCATATGCAGAAGCTTCTTGCTTAAGAGCAACTTCAGTGTTCTCAAGAAGCTTAGCTGTTACAGCTTTGCGGTAGTTATCTTGAATAGCAGGCGCATCAGCGTGCTCAAGCACAGGTGCCCACTTTTTAATGTCTGTTTCTGAATTAAACATATTAATTAATTTCTTTCTATTGTTGTTTTTAAGTGTGGTAAATTATTTACCGTTGGGATTGTTTTCTTTAATTCGTGTAAGAGCTGAGAGATATTTTTTCATGTCGTTAGAGACATTCTCGTTAATATCGCTTTCGCCTTCTACGATTGTTTCGATTTCTGAATCTGTTTCTTCAACGATATCATCAGATTTTGAAGAAGAGAATACTGATGATTTGATTGTTGCAACCTTTTCAGCAAATGCTTCTTCGGATACAAATTCAACTTCTTCAGTAAGTGCTTTCATCTTTTCTACTTGTGTAGAAGCAAGATCTTTAGTTTGTTCTGAAAGAATCTTCTCGCGAGAAAGTTGCTCAACTTTTTCAGAAAGTTCAAGCGCTTCAGCTTCCGCTAATTCAAGCTCTTCCTTCATAATTGCAGTTTCGCTTTCAAGCTTATCAAACAAATCAGTCTTTGCTTCAGGTACTTCGATATAGCTTTCAACAAATAGATTCTTAAGAGAATCCATAAAGCCTTCAGCAATTTCAGTACGTAGCTTAGAATCTACTTCAATTTGATTTTCCTCAACCCATGATTCAACGACATAATTAAGATAGTCGTCAATCTTAGTAACAAGGCTTTCTCTAATTTCAGTAACTTCTTCAACTAGATTTTGTTCGTATTCTTCTTCCAAACGAGCTTTTTCAGCAACAATCTTTTTAGATACAGCAGCTTCGAATAACGTAGATGCCTTTGCTTTGAAGTCTTCAGTTAGATTTGCTTCAGCAGAAATAAGGATATCAAGATCCTCTGTTTTTGCACTTGCTTTAGTTTTAGACGCTGCATCAACAGATTTAATTGAATCTGTCTCATCAGTTGCTTTAACTGACTTAGCATCACCGGCTGCTTTTGGTTGTGTACCAGCTTTTGATGATTTTTTAATATCAGCAGCGGTAGTAGCAGCTTCAGCTTCTGCATCTTTAACGATAACAGCAGATTTAGCATCACCAGTTGCAGTAGGAGCTTTAGCAGCTTCTTCCATTTCTTCTTCTTCTTCATCTTCCTCTTCATCAGACTCTTCGTCTTCTTCAGATTCAGTTTTCTTTTTATAGCCTTCTTCCATTTCGTCTTCTTCATCTTCATCTTCATCTTCATCAGACTCTTCGTCTTCTTCAGATTCTTTTTTAGATGATTTAGACTCTCCTAAGAGAACGCTTTTAATTGCATCAGAATAACTTTGATCTTCAGTAACTTCTTCGGCAGTATCCTGCACAAGCTCCTGATCTTCAAGCAAAGCTTCTTCAGTGATGTCTTCAATAATATCTTCTGACATATATTTACTTTCTTTTTAGATTAGAGATTGGAGAGGAAATCTTGCCAAACGTTTTCTTGTGCCTCAGAGAGGCGACGTGAAGATGCTTTTCTGATCTCTGTCTCATATTCTTCAATTTGCTGAGGCTTTAGAAGACCATTATCCCAAACCCATTCTACACCTTCCATAATACCTTCAACGAAGGCTGATGGTGCAGAGGGATCTTGAACAATGTCAATTGTGTTAAGGATAAAGTCATCCTTAACATATGATTTGTTTTCTCTTCTCTCAACAGTACCCATACCACGACTTGAAACACCAAGCTTAACTCCACCTTCAACGAGACCTTTCACAATTTTACCCATCGGTGTGTCAAGGATTAGTGCTTTTCCAACAACATCATTACCTTCAAATTTAAGAGAGGTAATTCTGTGCGAAACTTTATCAAGGTTAATCTGTGGGCCTTCTGGGTGATTTAGTTCACCGACAGCTCTTCCAGTTTTAACCTGCTCCTTAACGTACTTAGCAGTAGCTTCTGAAAGTACGTTTTTAGGATAAATTCTTTTATTGCGATTTTCTTGCTCTGCTTGCATAAAAACGCCTTCGATGAAAACATTCTTTTCACCTTTTTCGTTTGCTTCGGTAATATAGTTTACCGCTTCTAAATGTTCTGTAATTAGCTTCATTTTTCTTCTGCTTTATTGTAAATTTGAGCTGTAAGGCCTACCTTACGAACTTCAAGAGCATCGTTTAGTTTATCTTTAATTGCCTGTTCGAATGCTCTTTGAGTACTTTCTTCGTCGTTTTTAACAATACCATTAAATATATCTTGTGCTTTCATAATTCTATTTATAATTTTCTTAGTTTTGAGTTAACTTTTCTTCCAGCGGACTTATTTG